GTAAATCTGTTCCTCGGTGACGACCACAGTGGACGGGCCGGCCGCGAATTGTGCCGCGTTGACGGTGCCCGAAGTGGTGGCGGTCGGTCCGGTGGCCGCGTTGAAGGCTGCGGTCTGCGGGATGGTGGGCAGTCTGGTGGTCCCGGTGACCACCTTCCCCGCCTTCGGGTTCGCGGAAATCCAGCGGGCGAACCGGTAACACCACTCCAACACCTGACCGATCCAGTGGGCCATCATCTTCAACACGGCGATGATCGCCATCAGGTTCGACTTGAACTCCCGCATCGCCCGCTTACCCTCAGGCGACTCCAACCACTCCAAGAATTTTTCGATCGCCTTCGCGGCCTTCTCCCCCGCCGTGCGGGCGAAGTCGCCCAACGCCTTGACGATGTCCAGGATGCGTTGCCGGTTCGACGGCTTCGCGAACCACTCCCCCATCGTCTTCAACAGGGGCAGCAGCCCTTCCCCCAACGCTTCGGTGAGCATCCCCCAGATGACCGACAGCCGCTTCCACGGATCGTTGGCGGCGGCCTTCGCCGCGGCCCCCGAATACGTTTTGCCCAACTGTTTGGTGGCCGACTCGAGGTCGATGGTGCCGTCCTTGTTCACCACCAGCCACGGGAACATGCGTTGCAGACTCTTCGTGTTCCCGGTCGCGGCCTTCGCCATCGCATCAGTCACGGTGGCATAGTTCTTCCCCGACCCGGCGGCCACATCGGTGGCCAGTTTCGCCAGATTCTGCGCGTCGGACAGGCTGCCAGTGGCTATCGCCAGTTTCCCGACCGCCGCGCGGAGGTCGGTGTCCGACACCAACGTCGCCAACTCCATGGAGTCGATCCAGTCGCCGGTGGCGTCGATCTGCTCCTGCGTGACGTCTTTCAGATTGCCCAACGTGTTGGCGAGGTTGTCTGCGGCGCGCTTGTCCTCCACCGCCGCTTTGCCGGCCGAGATCAGTGCACCGCCCAACGCCACCCCCGCGCCGACGACTGCGCCGATGACGGGGATGCTGGACGACAGGCTGCCGGTGAACTTCGACCACCGCGACCCGGTGCCCTGCGACGACTTCCCAACATCGTCGAGTTTGCGGTCCAGTTTGTTGACGTCCCGCACGGCTTCGGCGGTGCGGGCCGCGAAGTTGATGACAACACCGCCGATGGCCATCTAGTCTCGCCCCCCCCAGTGGACGTCGTCACCGGAGCCGATGAACCCGTGCCGCTGCATCAGAGCCATGAACTCCCGCAAATATGCCTCTGTGGCCTGCTCGAACACCGACCCATGCTCACCCACCGTGTGGCCGAGCCTGCCGCCGGACGCGTCCCGGCCGATGCGGTAGTAGTTCTCCGCCGCCGCCGTGGACCTGCGGCCGCCGAGCGGGCCGTAGACCACACCGTGCGCCAACGATCCGCGGCGCAGTTTCGTGTTCCCGCCTTTGAACCGTGCGGAGAACCGGGGGTTGACTTTGCCGACCGCGACGACGGGCACCCGATCACTGTGAACCCGGACGGTGGCGGCCATGGCGTGCGCTTGGGGGGCACCCGACTGGGCGACCGCATGCGCGATCGGGGGCACCAGATCGGCGGCGATCTTCCGCGCCACCTGCCGCAGTTCCTTGTTCACATCCTTGAACAAGGGACCTTTCAACTGTTTGACCAGACCGTCTAGGCCGGTGACGGTGACCCGCGCATCAGCCATCCGAATCGGCGGCGGGCTCATCCGCCATCGCCGCCGTGCCTGCGGTGAACGTGAACTTGCCCACCCCAGCCCACTCCACCTGCGACACGATGTAGGCGCCGAACTCGTCGGCACCGATCTCCGCCGGCAGCGACAGTTGCACACTCCCGGCCCACGATGCGGCGGCGGCAGTGTTGGGGGTGAACACGATCGGCGCAGTCTCCAAGTCGTGTTGCTGCAGCAGGTAGTAGATGCCGGCATCAGTTAGATCGTTCTCCACCGACAGTGACACCCCGTCGGTTCGGGTGCGGGACGCCGGATGCTGGGTGCCGTCCATGTGGGTGTGTGACTCGCCGATGTCCTCATAGGTGTGGGTGATCTTCCCGCCCAACACTTCCGCCTCAATGCTGATCGGCGTCGTCATCACCGTCACAGTTCCGGGCCCGAACGGGACACTTTGGATCGGCATCAGTTCCTCATTTCATGCGGAGTATGACGGGCATCGTCGCAGACAGTAGGCCTGCGTCGGAGTCTGTGCGGGGCTGTTCCACGCTGCCGGGGGCGACCCCCACCGCCGCGAGCGCGGCGACCACCCTGTCGACCAGATCCTCGAGCCGGGCAGATGCGGGCTCGTTACCGCCGGCGGGGTTGGCGTACATGACCACATCGAACCCGTAATGGCCGAACGGGTCACGCCACGGCGACCCCGGATAGACGGCGACACACGGCCCGGTGAGGGGTCCGGACGGGTAGACGTGGACTGGCACCCCAACCGGGGCCAGCGCCGCGCCTAGCGCGGTTCTCGCCTCACCTAGACCGCTCACACCGACAAGCCACCCTGTTTCAGTGCCGGTCCGAGGACGCCGAACACCGAACGCACAAGACCCGGTGTCGCGGAGGGTGCGGGCATCATGAACTCCCCCACCGCATCCACGCTCGACGTGCCTTTGGTGCCGGTGTCCCACACCTTCACCGCCAACTGGTAGACGCCTTCATCCACCGACGCCGGCGACAGGGTGTACGCGTCGGGGGCGAGCCACGGCGCCACACCCTCCTGCGCCACATCCAGGCAGGCCAACAGCATCCCGTCGTCGACCAACTCCGGCGGCACATCCAAGCGCCGCCGGAGTTCGTCAACGTTGACCGTCACTGGCTACTTCTTCTTCGGCTCATCCGACTGCGCGTCCGCCGACATCAGCGCGGTCACGGTGGCCTTCACGATCGCCTTCGGCTGCTGAATGATCGTCTTGTACCTGGCCTCCGCCCGCATCCCATACAGGTTGTAGGTGAACCGGTCCCGCGGCGTGGTCTCCACAGACTGCCCCGAGTCGGTGATGTCCACCGACACAGCACTCCGCTGGATGTGGAGTACGCCGGCCTTGAAGTCACCGACGAACACCGTCCCAGCCGGCACCGATGGGACGGCGATCAACTTGATCCCCCACGGGGTGGAGTTGATGTCCGCATCGCCGGTGGGCTTGCCGAACATGTACAGGTCCAGGTTCGCCCAATCGGTCGGGTTGATCAATGCGGCGTTGGCGGTGAGGCCCTGCGCCTGCAGGGTGGCGATCGACAGCCGGATCGCCTGCGCCGCGTTCCCCGTCGCCGGGGTGGCGACCGTCAGATACCCGGACCCGCCGGTGACCACGGTCTGCGCATCCAGTTCGATCTGACGCTGCACACCTGCGATCAGCCACTGACGCAAGATGGTTTCGGCCTGCGGCTCATCCTCAAGGGTCTCTTGGGTGACGTCGAGAATGTAGGCCTTCTTCCCGAGCGACCCGGTCACCTCCGCGGAGGTGAACTCGACCGACGGCTTCTGCCCACCCTCATTCACGCTGGTTGGGGTGCCGAGCGCGGGGAGGGTGACATACCGGTACGACATGCCCGACACGTTCACCTGGGTGGACGCGTCGATCACCGGGGTGGGGTAGGTGTTCGCCGGCGGGGTGGGGCGGAGGGTGACCACGTCGGGCTTGAGGTACGGCTCGGTGGATGCGACGACGTGGTACGCCCGGTCGAGGGGGACGTCTACGGCGCGGGACGGCTTCCCTGCCTGCTTCTCCCGAATGAGTGCGGTGGCCCAATCCAACTGCTCGCGGGCGGGCACCTCACGGGGCTTGGCGCGGTCCTGTGAGGCGAGGATCTGGTCGATCCGCTCGACGGCCTGCTCGGTCTGTTCCCGTTCCCGCACCGCGTCCACATACTGAGACGATTCGGGGTCGAACCCCGGGCCGGTGACAAGGGACGCTTCGAACTCTGCCTTGCGCTGCAGGTCTTCGGCGAGATGGTTACGACGTTCCAGCAGATCCATGGGGCCCTCCTCAGGGCGCAGTAGTTTCCTGGCCGCGAGGGTGGGCACCTTGGCTGAGCCGCTATCGCGGGGGACCGTGCCGGGGTCGCTTCACGCCGAGCATACGCGCCCGCTCCAACCGAGCCAGGTACACAGACAGATCCAGCGCGTCGCGTTGCGCAACAACCTTCGCCGACTCGTAGGCAGGGATCTCGACCAACGCGAGGTGACGGAACTGGCCCACCCTCGTGCGTTCCACCATGTCCCCGGTCTGCTTCACGCCGTCCCGGGCCATGATGACGCTGACGGACGCGTACTCCCACGCACCGTCAGTGACGAGCCGGCGCGCTAATGCGGTGAGTGGGGCGCCGTCGATCCAGTCGAAGTCGGCTATGACGTGCCCGTCCGCCTCGCTGATGGCGCGGCAGATGCCGACCACGTTGGTGCCGTTCGCGTCCCCATGCCCCCGCTGCAACACCGTCTTGCTCGGCTGCAGTTTGTCGAACGCGCCCGCCCGCCACACCTCCGAGTACCACGACAGCCCGTCATCGGACACGCGGGTCGGCACATCCAACGGCAGGGCGCGTAGGACGACCCCGGTGGTGGTCTGCTCGGCGACCGACGCTTTCACTTCACGCTGGATCGGGAACATCCGACACCTCCTCAGACTCTGGCACCACCGGCGGCGGGGGGTCGGCGGGGGGCGCCGCACCGCCGGTGGTGGTCTTCGTGTACTCCGTGAAGTCGATACTCATCGTCTGACCCCACGGCA